TATATCGCATATTTTAAAGCTTTCTCATGAGGATTCCATGCCTTAAAATTATGATCCCAGAATGCCCTGGTCCAATCTACAATAGTTTCATCTGATTTCTTAAAAGACCAACCACCAATTATTTGGTCTTCATATTTAGCTAATAGATAGAGAGAAGCATTTACTTCCCTTCCCGATAAATAATGAAACTTATTATGGTGAACTTGAAACTCTTTTTGATCCACTTCTATAATATCAAAATTATAAATACGCTTAACAGCCTCATCTGTGGTAACACCCACAAGTAAATTTAAAAAAATATCTTTATGTTTTTGCCATTCATCTGAATAAACATTCAAATATCGAATTCCTAATTCTTTAAGCTGTTTATATTTCTCAAAATCACGATTTTCTGTCAAAAATTTAGATGAATGCCAAATAAGACCACTATACTCAAAAGCTAATTTTTTACTTGGAATATAGATATCAATTTCTTTCCCAGAAAGTAATGTTCTTACACTAAATTGAGCATCAGGAAAAAATGTTAAAAGTTCAGTATAAACTTGTCTTGATGCTTCAGAAACTGACCCTGGAAAAAGCTGAGAACACCCGCAAGAAGTAGCCTTACCTAATGTAATATCGCTCAATTGAATATATTTCTCAGTAGCATCTTTGCAAGAACAACGTGTTAGAACTTTCAAATGCTGACTAGGAGTTACCATCTCAGGCAAATTTTGATCTATAATTGTTAACTTTCCAAAAGTCTGATTAATAAAATATTCTTTCGGTTGAGCATTGCAGCGTCTACAAGATTTTGATTTACCTAAAGTTAAAGATTGAACTCTAATTAATTTGGTTTGTCCACAAGAGCATTCTGTTAAAACTGCCTTTTGAGACTTAGTAGCTAAAAATTCAGGAAGATTCTTATCTATAATAGTAAGTTCTCCAAACTTCTGAGCAAGCCACCAATCCCTAGGTTTATCGTTGCAATGTCCACAAGAGGAGCGTTTACCATAAAACAAATCTGATGGACTAATATATGAAGTTCCCCCACAAGTACATTTAACCAATAATTTCTGTCTAACTGTATGGGGAGAAACAAAATCTGGTAAATCCTGATCTACAACATTCAAGTTACCAAAAGATTTAGTTAAAAGTTCTTCTCGTGAAACTGATACTTTACTTTTCATATATTAAGTATATCATATCTTTATCTATTTTGCAAGTCTTTTATTAATATACTAAGAGGGGTTATTTCTAACCCCTCCTATATATCAACATCTTTTTAAGATGTAGGCAAAAATGTATCTAAAAATCAATACATTATGGAAGTGTTACCTTCACGATGCCCTTTGCATAGCGACACAAAAATCCAACATCTTCCCATATAGCGAAAACATCGGCCATCTTATTTACATCTTTCATAGTTTCAACTGAGAGGTCTGTACGAATAGCTAGAACGCCAAGATAATCAGCGGGAGCTAGAACGAAACAGGCTGTGGTTGGAACAACGACTGATTCTAGAACATCAACACCCATGATTCCACCTACGCGACCAGCTTTCAATGCTGTGTCCTGGAAGTTGGGGGCGAAAATACCAAGGCCACCATTACCACTAGAAGCATTATTGAAGAGCAATAGATCACGACGGGTAAGTGGGTTAATGTATAGTTTGCTTGCAACTAGAAGCTTAGAGCTTAGAGTTACAATGGCTGTGGCCAAAGTATACATTGAGAGTCCAGCTGCGCCGTTGGGGATTACTGAGGGGTTGTTTGTTGCAGCAGTCGTACCAGCAAGAGATGCTGCGGGTGTCTGATTCGTTAAGCCAGAGGCGAAATTGATCAGATTATATCCACGAGTATCTTCCTGTAGCATGATTGAAGCTTTTGCACGTTCCTGGGTACGATTAAGAACATCGTACTTGCGGAAGTTGGATTCATTCCAACGGATCATTGGACGAGTTGAAATAGGGGACGTTTCAACGCGAATACGATCTGCTAGAACTTCAAGCTGTGCGGGAAGACCTTCGACTGAGATGCTTGCTGCTGGGACATCAACATCTGCATCGAATACTGCTTCCTCACCGAGTGCTAGTTTGTATGTCTGGAATAGCTGACGAATACGACCCTCGTATAGAAGTTCGCGCTTTAGGGGCGAGAGCATCTGTTGTGCAATTTTCTGTAGCCCACCGGGAGACTGCATCAAGCGAGAAAGCTTTGCTTCAACTTCTTGGCTTGAGAGTACTTCCAAGGAGGCTTCTTTGTTAATTTCGTTCATATTGTTCTCCTTTAAATACAAGTCAACCTTGCGGCCAATCTTGTTTACAACTAGATCTATACCTAATTAATTAGATAATTGATTTGATTTCGAGCTGGGTTGGTGCTACGGCAACATCGAAGCCAACAACATAACCAACAATAACTGTGCTTGTTGCATCAGATGTGATAAGACCATCGGTTGCAGCAGAGGCATAAACTGGCATGTTGACTGCATACGTTGCGGTTGCATCATAGGGATAACCACGACCATCATTATAAAGGACGAAATCTCCACCGTCTAGATACACGGATTCGAGACCGCCACGATTGAAGTTGGTATAGTCGAAACCCTGCCCTGCTACTTCACCATTTGCTGGCTGAAGTGGGAAAAATACGTTGGATTCAATTGCGAGACCTAGAGGTTGCCCTGCGGTTCGTGTATGAAGCCATGGAAGAACCTGAGCCGATGCATTGATCTCAAGTAGGTTTCCACCTACAATATTCCCAGATGCTACTGGATAACCGATAGATCGGTTAACTTCTTTAATTTGTCGAATAGCCATTTGAGACTCCTTATTATTTTATTTTCATCCTGGCAATCTGATCTACTCTTATCTCGGTAGGTTGCTTATTTAAAGGCCCACTTAGTTATGGGAAATCTTTTATTTTTATCTTTTTAACGAATCTTTATAACTTAAACTTGATTATTCTAACGTTCCCACGATATAGAATAATTTGTTACACGCGCATGTCTTATAACAAATTTTATTGAGGATGCTGTTTAGAATTTCCCATTGTTCGGAAAATCTTTGCAATCTCTTCATCTTCGGACATCTGCTCTCCATATGAAGGAGAAACGAAAATATTACTGGCTTTCTTTGTAACAGATGGTTTGAGATCAGCAATAACTTTTTCTGCAGCGAGTAATGCCTCATCCGTCATTGCTAAGAATTCTTTATGCTTTGCTGTAATGGCATGTTCAAAAGCTTTCTTCTGTGCATCTAGAAGATAAGTGCCTTGCTGAAGTTCAGAAGCATAAACTTCTTTGTCCATTTCAAGCGTATTTTTTTCAACCATGGCAGCTACGATTTTATGGCAGCGTTCAGAACGAGCTTTCAACACTTCTGCAAATTTCTTTGCTGCAGCTTCTTTCTTTAAAGTTTCTTCTTTAGCCTTAAGGGTTGCTTCTTTAGCTAGAAGTGCAGTTTCTCTGACTTTTAGAGCTGACTCTTTAATTCCTAGTTCATCTTCATGTGCTTCTTGAAGTGCTGGATGTTCCTCAACTGCTGGAACTTCCTCTTTCTTCTCTTCCATTGGAGCAGCCATTCCAGGAACTTCTGGTTTTGCCTCTTCTGCGGGAAGACCAAGAACGGCTTTCAATAGAGGAAGAACAACGGCTACTTCTGCACCAAATCCATCTGGAAGACGTTTAACTTCCTTGCCATCTTTCTCAATGATAATTTCCTTGGATTCATGATCCTTATGAGCGGAATATCCGGTGCCAATATCTAGTTTCTCTGTTTTATCAAATGCTGAAACTTCAGCTGCTGGTGCTGCTTCTGGCTTTGGGGCCTCTGGGAGAAGTGCTGGTTTTTCATCAACCTTAACATCTTCTTCAATAGCTGGTTTATCTTCTGGCATAGGCATCTCAGTTGCAGCAGATTTCTTTACAGACTCATTACTAGAATTCTCAGGAGCAGATCCCTTTGGCTCTGTATCACCTTGGGAAGATTGCGCTGCTTTATCACCTACGGTTTTGTTAGAAAGTGCTGGTTTATCTTGAACTGCTTCAATTGGAGCAGAGTTTTCAGATTTAGCAGCTTGTTTTACCGCGGAGTCGGCTTTATCGCCAACTTCTTTTTTATCTGCTGGGAAAGTAGTTCCATCTACTGATTCTTCGCTCTTCTCAGTATTAGAAATATGATCTGCTGGAGTGGTTGTACCCTTTACAGCTTCTTCGGGTTTCTTAGTTAAATCTGTCGTTTTATGTTCCGTGTCACCTTGAGCACTTATCTCAGGAGCAGAAGCTGGAGCTGCACCGCCTGGAAGAGTTGTGCCTTTTACGGCTTCTTCAGGTTTATCTCCCATCTCTTTTGTACCTTCTGGAAGAGTAGATCCTTCAACACTCTCTACGGGCTTATCAGCTGCTTGCTTTTTCATATCTTTCTCCTGGGCTGCAAATTCACCGTGAGCTTTCGCCACGGCTTCAGCATTTTTCATTCCACTGGCAATATAACTCTTTGCTGCTGTTTTAATAAAATTTTGTGCTTTAGGTGTAAGGGAAGCCCAACTAATAAGAGAAGCCTTTTTATCTTCTTTCTTCTCTTTACCCTCTTCCTCTGCTTTTTTAGCCTCTTCGCCAACAGTTTTATAATCTGTTTTTACTTCTTTCTCTGATTTCCCCATTTTTTTCTCTTCTGGATTCTTAGGAGTGGTTTTAACTTCCTTACCTTCTGCTTCTGCCTTTGGTTCCGCATAATCTGTTTTTACTTCTTTGGCTTTAGGAGCTGCTGGGCCTGTCTGACCCTTCTCCTGACCAGGCATATCAAGTTTTGTCTCAGTCTTAACTGCTGCTGGCTTAGGGGCTGCTGGACCTTTTGAATTTGCTCCTGGTTTAGAATCTGTGAATTTAGGTGTCGTAGGATAATTGTGTTTCTTATTATCTGTACCAGTAGAAGGTTTTGCATAGGAGCCATCAGGACCTAGTTCTGGACCTTTAGCTGTCTTGCTTAATTTATGGCTTACATCCCAATCTTCAGCTAATTTTTCAAGCCCTTCTTTCTGATAGCGAGCAATAGCTTCTAAGCCATATGCTTCGCTGGTTGCCCATTTCTGATCAGCAAAGGATAGTGTTTCAAATTTTTTATCCCAAATATCTTTAAGAGAAGCATCTAGAACAAGCTTATTACCTTCATACACTTCCCATGTGGAGGCTAATACATTATTTTTATCTTCATTGAATTTGGCTGAAAGAGAAGCAAAACGTGAATCAGAATGCCCCTGACAATACTTCTCATCACCATCAGTATTCTCTTTGATAGGACGTTTGCATTTAGGGCATTTCATAGCTTCCTTCTCAATTTCTTCTTTAGCTACTGTTTCAATTTTCTTCTCCAATAGCTGAGCAGCAAAACTATCTTTCACTTTAGCAACAATTTTAGAAAGGAATGTTTCTTCTTTCTTAGTGGCATCTGCAACCACTTCTTTATTAACAATCTCATTAGCTTTCTTGGTCTTATGAGCGACATAGGATTCAAGTAACCCCATTTCGTAAGCTGAAATTTTATTTAGAATCTTCTTTGTTTCTTCATTAGGCAAATTCGTTTCGGACATAGAGGACTCCTTAATAGGTGCTGGTGGACAAATGCCACAGAACTCTGCTTTTAATTTTATGGCCATATCTGAATCTACTTTAGATAATAAATTTTCGAATTGTTTGACAAAATCTAATTTCTCATCAGAAGTAAGACTTGCAGTTTTAGTAAAACGATGTTTCATGTTATTCAAAATTGTACGAATTTTTGCAGTAGCATCAGCTGGCACATTAACTAAACTGTCCTCATTAAAGACAATTCCACGATTTATGCTTCCTGCAACAATCTCTTGACCTTTAACAATTCCATATTCAGGCATATCAACTTCTGCTGCAAATCGTTTTCCCAATGAAACCCCAAGGTGCTGACAACGTTCATCAGCATCTGAGTGCAAAATTTTTGCACACACAGAGCAAACCGACTCATCTACTGAGCAACCCATCGAAGTGTCAGTGTAATCCCCAACCTCGATTTTTCTTGCAATTTCGGGATGTAAAACGCGGTCAATGCGTCCTAAAATTTCTATCCATGCAGCACCTGTTTTTTCATCTTCCATATATTCGGCAGATAAAATTCTTCCCACAGATTTAATTGGAGAGTCACTATCATGATTTAAAAAGATGCCCCTACCTTCGAAAGTCTTATAAGCTTTCTTAAGTTCAGATTTGGGGAATCCGTCGAAATTTCCATTTAGATTAAAATTAGGCTCAAGACTGCTAATGGCTTTTGCTGTGTAATACAAAAACTCTGGATTTTTTTGTTCAATAATATCCGTAACTTTAAAATCCACTTTCTGATCAGACAAAGCCTCAGTAGCTACATAGGCTCTCTTAGTAATATTAACAATAGAACCAATTTTATAAAGACTCATAGACAAATTCTCCTAACAATTAAACCCAAAGTATGGATACCAATCTCTAATGCCAAAACTTTTGCCATTACTACCAGCTATGGGAAGCCCAAGCTTCTTAAGCTCTACTACATCAAAATATTTAACCTTAATTTCTGCTTTCAAAAGAGCTTTCATTACTCTAACTGCTCGTGGTGAAAACCATCCTTTAGTCTCAACAATTTCACCATTCACAATAAAATCAGGTACATAAGTAAATTTACCTTGTTCGTCTTCTAAATTAATTCTTTTATAATTTCTAGTCCAAGGTATATTCTTGCTATCTAGATACTTAACAAATTCATATTCGTAACTACTATCTAATTTTATATCTTTATAAATAAATCTCTTAAAACTAGACACAGGAGATTTACCAAAGTTCCAATTCTTTTCTCCTGCACTTACACCAATTAAATTTTTCCTAATTGATTCAATAGATTCATCTGAAAAGTAAGCCCCAAATCTCTCTAACCTAGTTTGTTTACCTTTATCAGAAACTTCTTTTGGAATATGCTTCCCAGCCCAATATCCAGGTTTGCCAAAGAAGTGATTATCGGGTCCTGAACGAGCACTTTTCTTTAAACTTTCAACTAGTTTCTCTTGGTATTCTGGATGTTCTTTTAAACTAAGCAATCTAGCAGTACTTTTAGTTCTAAGAATACCATGTTGTTCCATAGCATCCCGTATACTTATTGTGTCAATTTTAAATTTCTCACGACATTCTTTAAGCGTATGCCCTTCTTGGTAATAAGAAACTAGTTCATCTTCTGATACTTTATCTTTCCAAGAACCCTTATTCCAAGCTGGTTGACCTTTACGATCTTTACCGCTTAACTTATTAGCTTCAGCTAAAGTTCTTACAGGAATACCCTTCTTTTTAAAATTTAAGGATAGGGTAACTTCATGTATTCCAAATTTTTTAGCGCAATCTTTTAAAGAATTTCCTGCTAAATAATAACTAATAACTTCTTGAGATGTAGTCTTATATTTTACACATAAAGTTTCAAAAGCATCTCTAGTAAGACCATCTTCTTTCAAATATTGGAGCAACGTAGGATATGAAATATCAAATTTTTCTAGGCAATCAGAAACACTTAAACCTGCTAAATACTCTGGTTTAATAAACTGTATATAAAGTTCATATTTCTTTTGCCACTTCATTTTATTTTATAACGCCTCTTATCCACTGAGGAATTCTAAGACTTGTTTCTCTTTCGAGATCTTTTAACCAATCTTCTTTTTCCTCATCTGTTGGTTGAACTGGTATAGATTCTTCAACTTGTTCTTTTTCTAAATCCGCTAACCAATCCTCATACTCCTGTGGGCTTAACTTCTGTTTTTCAAAGGGGTCTTTCATCTGTTTATGCACATCTTTAGGAATATATTTTACCTTAGTTTCTGGGACCACTGGTTTTTCTACTACTTTGGGTTGGGGCCCAGGAGCTAATGTCTTTACCTTTGGTTTTACTACTCTAGGAGTCCTAACTACAGGAGCAATGCTTTCATCAGTATGCCCATTATAATCAACCTCTATATCTGGTAAACCATCTCCTGATACAACAACTGTACAAAGATCATTTGGATGCCCATGGGACGCTATAGGTGCTGAGTGAGTAGTTGAATTCAAAAAATCTTGTAACGTCCATTGCTGTCTATTTAAATCCCTACAACGAAAACACTCTGCCCGATCTGCTTTCCAGATGACATTAGTATATCCGTCTCTAAGTAAACCATCTAAGACTGGCAAAGATAAATCTTCTCTTGCAGCCTCTTTATTCAAGCGGCAAATATGAATGGCCTTAATCGCTAAATTTTTTATCCAATTTTCCATATTCATATTCCAAAAAATCTATATTATCCGACGGAGAAAATTCTTCACATCCACAAAGTTTTAATTCTGCATTATCAAAACAATAAACACATTTACTTGTATGACTTATGAAATAGTGATTGCAAGTTCTGCATCGTTCAAAATTAAAAATTCTTCCTTGTTTCCTGCTCATATAAGTATTCCAAGTATTCCAAATTTTTTTCAATATGTTTTGGGCACTTACAATTAGTATCCCACGCCTTTCCGGTCCAGCACATTTTGTCGAAAAGATGGAGGCTTGAAGATAATTTTTGGAAATGATCGTAATGAGAACAGCGAAGACAAAGTGTATTATATTCTGCCATTATTCTGTGATATCGTGTTTCTTTAAAATGGCTTTTGCCAAATCAATTTGATGATAACAATCATCTTTAATAGTACGAGAAAGCTGTGTTAAATTGCGGTCAGAGATATCGCTAATGCGAATCAAATCTAGGACACGGCCCATATACTTAACAAATAGTGCTTCAAACATAACAGGTACATTAAGACCCTCTTCAGTTTCAAACACAATTTCTTTGCTTCTCTTTTCATTATTGTCTTGCATAATAAGTCCTCTCTCTTCTTATTTAATTATCAAAATTTATATCTAGAAATCAATATAGCGCAGTACTCCTAATACTATTAGATTTTATTATACTTTTGTTGTAGGTAAGTATTGTTATCTACTTAACTTAATAAGTAACGGAAAACCCAATGGACTCAAGTCTACTAATCAAAGTGGATAAGTCTTCTGAGGAGTAGTTTATAATTCCAATACTCTTTAAGCTGGCATGGATCTGATCTATAGAAAGCTTTTTACTAGGCCAATCTTTTAGAAAACTTTGAGCCAAAGCATCAACGCTCATGGAGAAACCTGCATTCTTAATAATAGAAATTTTTGAAGGTGAACCTTTTTTGTGTAATGGCATATTATAATTCCTTTTAAATACCTTTTAAAAACTCTCTAATTGTATGTAAGTCAACTCCAATTCCCAATCCAGAAGCCCCAAAAACACCAAAGAAAGAAGTACTTCTGGTAAGAATTCCAATAAGGTGGCCCTTACGATCTACAATCGCCCCTCCTGAGTTGCCGGGAAGTGCTGTTGCGTCTACTACGATAAAAGTAGCTTTCTCACCTTTTGGTTTTAAATTAAGTTTACTTACAATACCTTTTGTCAAAATATCAACAAGCCCCAAGGGATTTCCAATAACCCAACAATCCTCTCCACGTACTACTCTTTTTGCCAATTTAACTGGTGTGCCTTTTAGTGGTGTATAAAGAAGTAGCAAGTCAGCAGCTGGATCAACACGAACAATAACTGCATTTTCTGATACATCTCCCTTTTTCACCCAAATTTCTTTTAAAGTAATTCCCTCATCTGGTGGAAATGACACACAATGCGCTGCAGATAGGATAATATTATCTTTAATATAAACTCCACTACACGATCCCCACCCTGTCTTATCCTTTGCTGTGCTATGAATTTTCATATGAAGTAAAACGGTGCTGTCTTCCATCTTTTTTGAAATATCCGTTGCACAGGCAGGTAACACAATAAACAAAGCTAAGAGGGTAATAAGAGTTTTTTTCATATGGAGATCCTTTTAAGAATGACTTAATGTGTTTCTTCTTTCTTGGCAAGGTATTCTAAATATTCTAAATTGTCTTTCGGCAGATATTCTTTACAAGGGCAATGATCTACAAATACTGTATTCCAACCGTATTGATCAATACAACCTGTTTGTTCCTCTAGATGAGCATGATTACAAGTCCTGCATCGTTTAATATCAATTACGGGATTATATGTAATATTATTGCCTAAGCCACCAGTACCAGCTGTATATATCCCAGGAGATACAATACCAGTATGAGTAGTATTATTTGGATAACTAGTCCAAACAGTACTTGTACTAGTTGAATTAGAACTTGTTATGCTACTATTATACCCAAAGACTTGATCCATAAAACTCATCTCTTAACCTCGCTTTTCTTTTCTAAATATAAACCAAGGTATCCAATTTATTCTTAACAGTCTCATAAGCTAAATGTGCTTGATCTTCATCTATAAATAAACCTAAAAATTTCTTCTTCCCATTAATTTTAATATGGGCTTCCCATTTAGAATGCTTTTTACTCCAACTAACTCCAGTATATTTAGAAGATGATAAACCTAATCTTTTCAAATAATGATTAGAGGCATTCTTTCTTCGAGTGGCAAATCTTAAATTAAATCTTTGATTATTTAATCCATTACCATCTCGATGATCAACTATAAGTTTATCTAAATTATATCCTATAATTGCTTGATGCAAATACATTAAACTTCTTGTACCATCTTCTTTATAAAAATGACGGACAGCATAGAAGGTGGAACCATCTTTCTTAGTTTGCCATTTATAATCTTTAGCCCATTCATAAACGTCATCGTCTACAATAGTAAATTTACCTTGTGTTAAGAGAATCTGCCTCATACTTCTGGGGCTCCAAGATCACTAGTACCACCAACATTAGTTTCTCCAACCTCTGTGGTGCCTTCTGTAGCTGCTTCAGGAAGACCCTCAGCACCCTCTTCTGAAGGTTCTCCTGGTTCTACAGGTTCCTGTGGCTCACCAATACCCCCACCCATATCTCCTCCACCCCCACCACCCATTCCCTCACCACTGGGTCTAGATATCTTAGCAGGTAGGCGATTGTCTTTGGAACCCTTATCAAATATTGTACCGCGTTCTTCTTCCAATTGTTTACGTTCAGTTTCATAATCCAAGTTAGGATACTTGCTAAATAAGGTCTTAGTTGAAATAAGGCCCTCTTTATGAAATTCAGCAAACTGTTCTTGCTCTCTTTCTTGAGCATCAATATCCAAAGATTTATACCAAGAAATTTGGGGCAAAATAAGCTGCTTCTCACCCGTATCAGGATCAACTGTATAGAATTCATTTTTCTCAGCAATAGGTCTGAAGAATTTATTAATCATCCAATCCTCAAACTTATCACGCACAGCTTTATATTGCATAACCAAGGCTTGAAGGGCCATTGTTTTGCTATTGCCAAAGTTTGGGCCTTCCCCTAAAATAATATTTTTATTTACACCTAAACCAACCAATAGCTGGTCTTGAATATAATCATATTCAGCATTGAGAGGAAACTGCTTACCCATAACTGACAAAGGTTCATAGTGAACAATGGGAGGAGCAATAATTGTGAAAGGAGGACTCTGAATTGAACTATTAATTAATTGTTTCCAATTATCTAGATCAGTTTGTGAAGGCATTGTGTTACTTGCTAAATCACCAATGGTCCAAAGTTCTTTTGGAAATACATAATTTTTTGCATAAGCAGATTGTGCAAGGCGAATCCAGTCTTGTAAAATTAATGCTTTAAAACATGATTGAATTCTCGATGTTCCTCGTGTAGCAGAGGGATCGGTAATACGAGCAATTTGTGATACACATTCTTCATCGAGTTTAATATTTCTATGCTCCAATACTGCATTAACTAGTTCGGGGGAAGATTCCTTAAGCTCTTCTACACGTTCTTGATCTTCTGGACGAGTAGAGGAAACAAGGGCTTTAATTTCCTCAGTGGGAACCATTTCAAAAGTTTTCTTACCTGATAGCATGTCTGTCTTAATCTCTACAAGTTCGGGCTCTAACAAAATAAAATTAGACCATCTCCAAAGCTTCTTACCTGATTTATTTGCTGTTTCATCTTGAGTCAAGTTACCAAAACAAATAGCTTCCCCAAATTTCTCTCGTGAAAGAGAAGCTTGA